TTATTCCGTCATTTTTGTGGTATTTGTGGCAAAATTTGTGGTATTTTCATCTGTTTTTAGTGTGAAAAAAGCATCTACTTTGGACTGATTATATTGACGCAAATTAGAACTTAGATGACTATAGTATTTCAAGGTTGTATTAATATCATCATGACCAAGTCTATCAGCTACATAAATGATATCCATGCCTGCCTCAACGCATAGTCCTGTGTGAGTGTGTCGTAACTTATGCAATGTCACTGGTTCAGAATTAATTGTATTACATATCTTCTTCAAAGCTTTATTACATGACGCGTTGTCAATGGGCTTATTGTGGTAAGTGATGAATAATAACATCAACGGATTCTGTATATCATGTTCTTTCATATAATCAGTATGCCATGTAAGATAAGACTGTAAATATTGAACAGTAGAGTTATCAATATAAATCACACGTGATTTTTTTGTCTTGGTATCAATGAATGTATTAGTGTACTTATAATCCCACGCTTTATTGACTGTTATAGAACGTTTAGCGAAATTAATATCTTTCTTTGTTAGTGCAATAATCTCTTCGAACCTCATACCTGTTTGCACTGCTAGAAAGATAACTGCTCGTGATATAGAATGAAAATTTGCAAGTTCTTCTAATAGTAAATGAACCTTGTCGGTTTCCATAAATTGTGCTTTTGTTTTTGCCACATCATGTCCGCTTATATGAGCGCCTATGGCTGGGTTTTTCTTCATGTAGCCTAAATGGACAGCTTTATTAAAAATCGCTCTAATTTTGCGGTGCCGGGTGTCTACAGTGGATATTGCATAGTCTACAGATAAATGATTAATAAATTGTTGATACTGCACAGCATCAATCGAATTAAGTTTAATTTTTTCATCGAAATAATCAACGAACTGATTATAAGCAAGATCATATAAATTAATTGTAGATTGACTGCTTTTTCCATCTTTAAAAGTTTTCATGAATAATTCGTAAAACTCTTTGAATTTCCACTCTTTTAAAGAACTACTATCATGTTCAGCTTGTTTTAATAATTTAGACGCTTTATACATTAAGTTTGTTTCACTTGTATCTGTCAAACGCTTTTCTTTCCATTCACCGTCGACTTTGATGCGCAAACGAACGGCGTATTTTCCATTTTTTAACTTTTTAATTTTCATTAATAGCACCACCTCTTTGATTTGGAACGTATGTTCTTTTGAAGGGTACAGCAAACTATGTTAAAATATATTTGCATACTCTATGTGTGTATATTTAAAAACGCTTGTCTCTTGCGGGGAGGGCGTTTTTTTAGTTTGTTAATGTTTTAATTGCATTCGTATAGCTATCATCCAAGGATTCCAATGCAATCTCGAACTGGTTATAATAGTAATCAATATCTTTGGCACCATCGAGTTGCTCGTTTACGTAATCTTCAATTGATGCGAGAGTAGTTATTGCTTCTTTCCAATAATCATATGCTGCGTCAGAATATTTATCAGACTTAACGTCGCTAAGCATTGAGCTCGAATGTTCAGAACTTTCGTCACTTAAATTACTAATTACAGTTAACTCTTGTTTTAAATTACTGCTATCATCATTTTTAATATCATTATTGATAGATGGAATTAAAGTATTTCTTATGCTATTTTGCATATCTTCTATGGCATTTATATTGTTTTTTTTGTTTAATGTTGGAAGGCTTTTTTCGAAATCTTCATCACTTGCAGAACTAGTGTCGTTTACATCATCATAGTTTGTATCTTTATTTTCTCCGTAATAATTTGTATTTGAGGAAGCCTCTTGTTTTTTAGGAGTTTCTTTTTTTGGGGCATCAGTATTAGTAGCAATAAAAACGCCACCTAAAAAGAATAAAAACGATAAGGGGATGACAGCTAACTTAGATATATGTTGATACTTTTTAAAATTCATTTTTCCAGACAATAGTAATAAAAATATATAAATCAATGCCATTGCGATGATCCAAAAAGAAAATATTATGAAAAAATTACTGTCAGAGATATCTGCAACGAAAAGCCATAAAGTATAACTAATGGCTAAAAAAGTTATACCTTTCATTAATTTTTTTGATCTATCATTTTTCTTAATTGCTAATACAAAGAAAACTATACTAACTATCAAACTGGCTAAAAATAACAATCCAAAACTCCACATTTTCATTCTCTCCCTTTATTTAATTTTATCTAAAACTTATAGCATGAGTGCCTAACAGGCTACAATCTGAATACTACTCCTGAAAATAACTATATACCCATTGCATTCTACAACGTTCCCATGCTTACTTTTATAATACTCGATAGAATGTTTTAAAAATTCTTCTGTAACTTCTAAAAAATCCGCAACCTCGTAGTACTCAGTAAAACCTTCATAATAAGCATCAATAATTTTACGCAAAGGTACTAGTGACTCATAGCCCCAATTTCTAGCAAGATTTTCCTGTTTTCTATCATTAACTGTTTCTTGTTTAATAATATTACCAACAGTCAAATGATGATGTCCAACTTCCTCTGCTAATGTACAGCGCATTTCAATATCATTTTGTTGAGGATTTACGAATATTCTACTATTATAGTATAATCCTTTGTGAACCTGCTCCATGTTCTTATCTTCAATGATAGTCAGCTCAGGATATTGCTCTCTGTATTTATCTAACCACATACATACATCTCATTTCTTATTTATATTTTTGTTGAATTAAGTCAATATACTCAAGAATTTTTTTCATATCTTCTTCTGTGGCAGCGGGATCAATGTGAGCTGCAAGTGTTGCCGCTTCTTGAGGGATGTCGTTGTCGACATAGGGGTTGTCAGTTCTACCTAAAAGATAATCTGTAGAAACATTGAAATAATCAGCTACTTTTTTTAAACTTTCTCCGTTTGGGATTTTTTTCTTCCAGGAATAAAGTGAATTCCTACCAAATCCCAGTTTTTCTTCTAGTTCAACAATGCTAATTTTTTGTTTCTCGGCTAAAAATTTCACCCTATCAAATGTAGTCATATCATACACCTTTTCATATTGGTTATGAACAATTTAAATTTTAATAAAGAAAATGGTTGACATCTAACTTAAAGTTTAATATACTATGTTCATAAGCTAATTATTTAGCTAAACGAGTCAACGAATAAACCTATAAAATACTCGTTCCCCAACGATTTATGGCTCAATTGTATGCTTATTTAGCTATGTCTAGATTCTACACTAAAGTTTAAAATTTGTCAACATTATGCTAAATAATTAGCTAATAAGATAGAAAGGAGTGATGGAGAGGTGAACAAAAGATATTTAAAAAGAAAAAAAACCAACATTCAACAAATTGAAGTCGGTCTTTACAAAAATTATGAAATTAAAGCTAAGTATGGAGCACCGGAAATTAATATGCATAAAGTAAAAAAGGTTATTGCAGTTTACTAAATTCACCTAAAGCCTCATCTAAAGCCTCTTGGAAGCCAGGAGTACCAATATTAGAAAAATAATCCCTGATTTCATCTTCGCTTTTGCTTTCTGTTGGGAAATTACCATCTAGTTGAACATCATGAGCTAGATCGCCTAAAGGACTATTTTCGCTAAGGTAATAAGTTATTAAAAAATCATAAAAAGTCATCTGCAATCACCTCCAATCAAAAATAATTATATCACGTGAAAACCAAAACAAGAAAGGAGCAAAAACATGTCAGTAGAACATCAGCGTTTTGCGGTTGCAGTATACGCAAAACTAAAAGCAATAAATATGAAACAATCTGATTTAGCAAAAATGTTAGGTATTAGCAATCCTTATTTATCAGATATCATAAACGGCAAAAGAGACGCATCGAAAGTTAGAAAAGAAATTGCGGAAATTTTAGAAATAGATGTTGATTAAAATAGAAAGGAGAATAAGAAAATGGGTCGTCCTGTGAAAAATAAAAACAGGCATGTGAATTTCCTGTACGGTGTATGGACGTTAGAAGATTTTGCGCAAGCTAGTCCACGAAGTTATGGATGGTGGTTAGATAACATTAAAGACTTTCCAGAGCTTGCAGAATTTAGTAACTGGGCTACAAAGAATCAACGTGAAGCGTGGGCATTCGATGCAGTAAAAGCAAATGATTGGCTGATTAAAAAATTTGTATATAAGGAGGTCTGAAAATGATTGATGAAGTCGAAATACTACTTGCTGAAATACGAAAATACGACCCAAATTACGTTTCAAAATCGGTTGGAAAATATTTGCTAGTTGAACTTCAATCAAGGCATTTAGATCATCAAATTAAATATAAGAAAAGACCCAAGTACAAGCATAGATTCGCGAATTCGATTGAGCGGCATTGGTAAAAGAAAAACCCACAGCTATAAATAGTAAGTTAGAGCTTACTAAAACTGTGAGTTACGAAATAATATTTAAATTAATTATATCACAGATGTGGAGATAAGAGAATGAAAAAATCAATCAAAAAACATGAAAACACATTATTAATTTATCTATTTTGCTTACAAATCGGCATGTTTATATCAGTAATTTACATTTTACTCGGATGGTTCACATTATTTCTGAAATGAGGTTTTAAAATGAAAATATTACGATTTTTCGGGCTCATAAGTATTGATGAGGACGGAAAAGAATACATTGAAAAATCAGACATAAATACAGTAGTATGCTTAGCTTTGACTGTTTTAATCGCATTTGTGGTCTGTATAGGAAGTCTGATACTAAATGGCTGAATTAATAACGATTATTGCATTGATTCTTTTGCTAATGCTACTTGCCAGAGGTGATAGAGAATGAACGTAGAAAATCCGCTAATAGTTGATGATTTTTGGGACGATGGATTCCGACATTGAAAGGAGCGAACAAGTGAATATAAACAACACTATCGAAATTTGCAGACTGAAAAAAATGTTGCAATTTCAGCTCGAAAAAAGAAATGAGTTAGATTTTCAAATCGAAATATTAAAACGGCTAATAAATGAAAGTTATGAAAAAGATTTAGCAGAAACGCAACGATGGTTAGCGGAGAGAAACGAGGTGCAGACGTGAAAACATACGAACAGCATAAAACAGATAAAGATCACATTGCAACACCTCGTTATGTTGTTGAAGACATCTACAACTTGATAGATATTGATTCTTTTAAAAGTATCTGGTTCCCATTTAACAACTATGATTCAGAATTTAAATTAAGAGCGGATGAACTAAATCTAAAGTATAAAGCAACGCACATTTTCGATGACTTAGGTAATGATTTTTTTACTACAGAACCGCCAGCAAATTGCGATTTGATGATTAGTAACCCGCCTTTTTCAGAACAGAATCGGATTATAGAGCGTAGTTTTCAGCTAATAGACGAAAAGAAAATAAAATCATTTGCTTTACTATTGCCGCTCTCGACTCTCGAAACTGAGAAACGAGCAAATATATTCGAACAATATAGCGACAAACTAGCGATATTGATATTTAAGAAAAGAATTAAGTTTTTAGGACATTCAACATCGTTTAACCGTGGTTGTTGCTGGATTTGTTATAACATTCCAGCTTTAGAAGACAGACGAATACAATGGGTTTAGGAGGAAAAAGCATGAATTTCAAAGTAGGAGACAGAGTAGAACTCATTTTAAGAAGCAAAAAGCGCGTTGGGACAGTAGAAGAAGTTTATAACGACATACAAAAGTGCAAAGTGCAGATTGACGAATTTCCGGTGACAGTTACGAAGCCACAAAAGTATCTGGTGAAAGCGGAAGGGTCAGAGCTAGTAGTACCTCAGTGTGTAGCTGATTGGTATGAAGACAATAAAGGTGATATAGGGGTTTCAATCTGGCAATACATTTTCAACTGGGAATATCAAGATAAAAATAGCGCATTTTACGAAGTAATGAGCAATCAAATTAGTAGTACGCTAGAAATGTTATTCAAAATGCAGGGCGGTTACAAAGGTGAAAAAGAAGCGCTTTATTATGTGAGGGTTATTGATAATATAAATGGTTATCTTAATTTTTCTTCTAATAATTCGTTTCTCGGAAACGCTATAGAACGCGGTAAATACAAAACAAAATTTACAGAAGCAGAAATTAAAGCAATGGATAAAGGCGAAGCATATTGGTTACTTAGGGAACCTGTTGAGGAAGCGGAGGGTGAAGCATGAGATCATTTGATGATTCTACTTATTTCAAATCTTTTGTGGATGATGATAAGGAAGCATTGGAGTTGTTGAATGAATATATCATCAGAAATAATAAAAGACCAGTTTCAGTGCAGTTTCGAGTAGTGCATTATCCTGCTGCAAATCGCGATAGAGTTTATATCTTTGCTGAATTTGAAGTGGGGTGGGTTGAAGCATGAGCAAATACTTCGAATACACACGAGAAGAAAACGAATATTATGCGCTAATTAAAGCAGAAAGCAAAAAACAAGCTGATTTTGTATACTGGCGTGATGTTGTTACGCACGAAGACGAATGTGTAATATCAGGACTGATGACAAAATTCATCACTACAGAATTAACAGAGCAAAAAGCGCTGAAACTCTTCATGTCATCTTTGCAAGAATATGAAACAGATGAAGAAATAAAACAAGGGTTTTATGAAACTACCAATGAAACGATTTTACTAATTGATGCTGATTTAATTTGA